ATGCTGATTTAAATCCGTCACGTTAACGTCGTTAGCGTGATTAACCGGACAAGAAAAAACCCTCACCGTGGGTGAACGGTAAGGGCTTAATGTTTATTGGAGAACAAACATCATCTCGGAAGAGATGCGTATTACATACGCGATAATATGGGAGTGGTCAAGCTTCCTCGTAGTATTGCTTGAGCTTATTTCTAACCGATTTTAGTTTGCTGTATTGGTCGAACATAAACCGTAGCTGTCCGCTAATGGTTCTGCCTTCGATTGCGGAAAGTATCTTCAGTTCGCGGTAAACTTCCACCGGAACAAGCACTGATTTCCATTTTGTCGTATCCATCTTATGCGCCTTTGTGCGAGTTTCTGGGACTATATAAGATAACCCCGTCATCCGCAACTAAGTGTTTGGCATAATCTTTTTTATTTGGTCTTTTGGAGTGCGTCCCATTGTTTCGTTGACCGCAGCGGCTCGACCGCCCCCAACTCTTTTTTGAAAAGCAGATTCCTGAATAACTTTAGGCTTCCCGACAACAGTGTTGCCTTTTTTAGGTTGTTCTGTAATTCGGTCAAATCTTACACGCGGGCTTCGACCTTCTTGAAAGTTTAGTTTTTTTGACGCTCTTTCTTTGGCTGTTTTAAAAGCCGTAGATTGCCTCAACTTTTGTTTGGCCTCGGCTAAGTCCGCAGCACTGGTGCTAAACGTTTTAGAATTGCCTCGACTAGAGGTGGCCCGTCCACTTCCCGTTCTTTCAGGAGTGCTTATATTGTACTTTATTTTGTAAAATTTATCACCGGACATCTTACATCCTTTAAAAAGCCCCCGCCTTGCTGAACCAAAGCGGGGGAGTTGAAGAGCAGACTATACTGCTTCACCCCATGACGGACCCAACTCAACGTCACAAAGGCTTGGCACCTCTAATGGTACAGCATTTTGCATGATTAGTGCAACCTTTTCGGCCTCTTCTCTGGACTTAACTGACATAGCCAGTTCATCGTGTATTTGCAGCATGGGCAGATAGCCCTCGTTATACAGATCGACCATAGCTTTCTTGGTCATGTCCGCGGCGGACGCTTGGATCAGCCTGTTGAGTGCTTTGTATGTGTACGCTCTGACCAGCGGAGTGTGCTTACCGTGTTCTAACACCGCTTGCTCGAACGGCAGGGCTTTAAACATTCCAAACTGTTTTGGTTCCCACAACTCGAAACGGCACTTTCGGCCCAGTAGGGACCGCACATGCCCAAGACTACCCTTCTGACTGAGGTGGTTTTGTACGCCCTTCATTAGTTCTTTCACAAACGGCACCCGCTCATGGTATTGGTTGATTAGACTTCTGGCTTGTTCCTCTGGCAGATCAAGTTCAATCGCCAGCTTACCCACGCCCATGCCATACATAATGCCAAGGTTCACGGTCTTCGCTTGTTTACGCGGGATGCCTGCCATATCTGCCACCATCGTATGGAAGTCGGTCCGCGGATCGTCATTATAGCTTTGTACAAACTCTGGGACGCCCCCTAGCACTCTGTTCTGGCTTTCACCGAAGGCGTGTGCGTAGTGAACCAAGATGCGCGGTTCTTGTTGGGAGTAGTCGATAGCGGCCCACTGTTCGCCTTCTTCTGGCAGGAACAGGGACCGGATCATTGGTCCTATCTCGGGGTCGCGGGCGGGGATTTGTTGTAGGTTGGGGTTATTCATGGAGAACCGCCCAGATACAGTACCGCCGTCATCTGATCTAATTTGGTTTATGTGGCTATGTATACGTCCATCTGAGTTACAGAAGGTCAGGATGTTGTTGATGAACGTTCCTGACGTTTTGTTGAGGTTCCGCGCTGCTACGATCAGTTTAGGTAACTTATCGGGATGTTCTGACAGAAACTTCTTTGTGAAGGACGGCGACCCCTTTTCTGTTTTAAAGTATTCTATGCCTAGTTTATCGAAGGCTTTGGCGATAGATGCCGCGGCCCAGATTTCTATGTCGCAACCGGAGATACGTTTTATTTCCTTGTGGACTTCTTTTTCCCTCTTTAGGATTGCGTTCCGCGTTATTTCGGCTTTGTCCATATCGACGCGGATACCGCGCCAAGTCATTTCTACTAGGCAGGGCAGGAGGTCCAGTTCGAGCTTTGTGACGGCTTCGATGTTTTCTTTGCCCACCTGTACGGACAGGTAGTCCCACAGTTTGAGTGTAATCTCTGCATCGTTCTGTGCGTATGGCCCGACAAACATTGCGGGCATCTTCCACATTTCTGCTTTTGCATCGAACCCGAAGTCGGCAGCGGCGGCGTTCAGCAGTTTTTCTGACTTGGCTATACCCAGTAGTTCGTAGCAGAGGTTGTTGAGACTGAAACTTCTGCGGTTTTCATCAAGCAGGGACGCCACAACCATCGTGTCGATCACTCTGCCTTTTACATCAAAGCCCATGCGCTTGATCCAGCCGAGGTCGTACTGAGCGTTGTGCATGACTTTATCTGCGGGGCAGTCGAATATCTTTTTGAGCCACTTGTTGACTTGCTTTTCATCTAGGTTGCCGCCGCCTTGGTGCCTGATGGGGATGTATCCGGCCCACTCGGTGGTTGCCACGGCGTAGCCTACCACTTCCCCGTCACCTCTGGCCCATCCGGGGCCCATCTTTTTAAGGTTCGGGTCTTTGGTTTCCACGTCGATAGCGATTGTTTTGGCGTGTGTTAGGTCTGGCAGTTCGTGCGGTGGCACCCATTCGGATGTTACGGACGGTGTACTAACTGTAAGTGTCATCTTTTAGTCTCTGTCCTCTGTAAAACTATCTGTTCTTACCCATGTTGCAACCAAGGTTAGCCCCCCAACATCTTTACTTATAACTACAGCCATTCCATCTGAAGGCAGTAGCTTTCGAGTATTTTTAAACTTCACCCAAGGCCAATCCCCTTCGTACTGTAGTTCTTTTGGTATTACCTTATCTAATAGATTACTCATTTTTTTCTCCCGAAAAAGACCCACCGATTGCGCTGTATCCGCACTTGTCGATCCATGAGTCTTCATGGTCTAGGGTATTTAGTAGTCTTGCTGTTTTAACCCAATCCATCATAAGCGCAACGTGCTGCGCGGTTAGGTATCCATGCGAGGTTATTGCGCCGTTCATAATGACGTTCCACCCTGTGGCGATACGGTCAAAGTTTTCGAGCGCGTCACCGTAGTCTTTTGCACGGTTGCCTGTCACTAACTCTGCACTTTTTTTTAGTATTTCTTCTTTTTTCATGTAATTAGGTCTTCCCGCTCTTTTTTAGAGCCTTCTGTTGTAACCAGCTTGGTCATGGCTTTGTTAAAGCCTGTTTGATTTAACCAAAAACTTTTGCCCATGACGTATTCTTCGTTGTCCTCAACGTCGTGATCCCCCCCCCAGATTAATTCTGTCCCACAGTGCCAACAGTTCATATGTCGTAACTCCTGTTTAAGTCTTCGCCTTCGATAATAAACAAACGCTCTCGGGTCCGCGTGACGGCAACGTAGAACACGCGGTGCATGTCATCGGGTCTTTCGGTCATATCCCGTTGAGCCGCTGCGCTAATGTCCGAGAACACTACAACGTTGTCGGCCTCTCCGCCTTTGGTGCCGTGGATCGTGGACACTATGATACGGGGCGTCCCGTTAAAGCGTTCACCACGCCGAAGCAGCGCGATTATATATGCCCTGTCTCTTTCTGGCAGGCGGTCCATAGCTTCATGCCAAAGCATGTCTTTTGTTGCGAGTAGCCCGTGGTTAACATTTAGGTCTTGCATGTTAACCATCTCGGCGTCTTCCAAACCTTTGAGGCGCTTGAAGCCCTTTTTTATTCTTTGGCAAGAGTTGATAGAATCCTTAGCGGACATATACTCATAGATGTTTCGCGCTGTTTGTCCTGTAACGCTTTCGCCTTTACGCAGTTGCTCCCACCCGTTTACCGCGTCACTGATCTTAGCGGAGATGGACCGCGATCCGCGATATTCGAACAGGTATCCGAAGGACTTCAGGTATTGCGCCACGGGTTCTAGCATATATCCGGCTTGCGCCATTATGAGCCAAGAGCCTTCTGACAGGTCGATGTCCATAATATCTCTGTAGTATCCTACTTCGCCCATTTCTTGTCGGGGTTCGTAGTTCTTTACGACGCGCCGTTGAATGCGTTTGACTATGCCTTCTGCCACTTTGTGTACGCTATATGGAATGCGGTAGGATTGGCTTAGTGTATCTGATCCACCGTCGAGGTTTATGAATGTGTCCACGTCGGCTCCGGCCCAGCGGTAGATAGCTTGGTCATCGTCGCCCGCGACATACATACGTTTGGATCGTTCATCTAACAGGCTGGCAATATCCCACTGCATTGGAGAGAGGTCTTGCGCCTCATCCACAAAGCACATGTCAAAGTGTGGGCAAAAGTTAGAGCCTTCCTTTACGA